TGTGGCGGTGCCGCCGTACTGGCGCGCTAGGCGGGTGATGAAATGCAGATCGCTTTCGCCAAACTGGTCGGCACGTTCGATTTGCGCCTCGATCGTGCATGCAGGCTTCCAACCGTGCCGGGCCGCCACGCTTGCCACGATGGCGGCGAGCGTGGTGCCGGTGTAGCTGGCGTTGCGCTGCGCCTTGGCGGTGGCGCGCATGTCGGCTGGCTTGCCGCGGATGACCAGGGTGGCGGGCGGGCCGCTCAGCTCGATCTCGTCAACGGCGTAGGTGCCGCGCGTCGACAGCCCTTTGCCGGCCCAGCCGAACGAGATCCGCAGCTTGGCGCCCTTGGGTGGGAAGGCGATCTTGCCGTCGCGGTCATCCAGCCGGATCTCGCAGCGGTCGGCCTCCATGCCGGGCTTGTCGGTCAGGCGGATCTCCAGCACGCGATCGCGCAGCAGTGCGGTGATGTCTTTCCCGTCTGCCAGGACTTCGAATTGGGCTTCCATGCGCTACGTCCAAAGCTGGATGGGTTCGTCACGCGCGGGGGCGAGATCCGGCAGGAAAATCTCCACGCCGGCGGCGTACGGCTGGCGCCGCGCGGCGAGGCCCGGGTTGGCATCGAGCACGGCTTCCACCGTGCCGGCCAGCGTGCCGTATGCGCGGTAGCAGAGCACGTCCAGCACGTCGCCGTCAGATGTTCTGATAGTCATCGCCATAGCGTCGGAACTCCAAATCGAAACCCTGTTTGCGCGGCGTGCCGTCGGCCAGCAGACCGTCTTGCTCTTCGCCCACGCGATCGAGGAAGTAGCGGCCGAGCACGTCACCCGAGCCGGTGGTCAGTTGCACGGGCTTGAGCGCGGCGCCAATGGCGCGCAGGCGGTCGAGCTGCCCTGCCCCCGCGCCGGTGGCGGTGAAGATGGCGCCGGACACGGTGATGGTGTCGCCGCCCGCGCCCACGGCCTGCAATGCCTCTTGCCGCTGGATGCGTTCTTGCGCGGCGATGTTGTAGCGGGTCTCGCGGCGCAGGCGGTCGTACGCGGCCGTGGAGAGGCCGAACTGGAATTGCTCGCCGTCATCCGTCGACAGCACGAGCAGGCGTTCGGTGGCGCCTGCGGCTTGGCCGGTGCCGAGGATCTTGTCCGGGCCGAGGGCGTAGCTGGGCACAAGGCTGCGCACGTTGGGCGTGACGGCGGGCAGCACGGCATCGAGGCGGCGGCGTACGGTTGCCAATGCATCGCCGGTGGTTTGCGCGGCACGCAGGACGGATGCGAAGCGCTCGCCGGCGGCGGTACGTTGGATGGCGCCCAGTGCGGCGTCTGTCAGGCCGAGTGCACGCTGTGCGGCGCCTCTGGCGGCTGTCACCCGGCCGGTGCCGCCGATGGCCTCGCCGGCGGCGGCAAGCGCGCTGCCGGCTGCTGTCAGGTCGCCCAAGGCTTGCGCCTCGCGCCGCTGGGCGTTGGCCTGCCCTGTGCCGTCCGGCTTGTCGATCAACCGCTCCATCTGCCGGACATGCTCGGCAGCGCGCGCCGCATGCGTTGCCGCTGCGGATGCGAACTTCTGAAAATCCATGGTGTGTTCCGTTACACGTGCGAGCCGTCCGACATGGCGGCCCGGCGTTGCTGCGCGGCAAAATCGTCAAGCTGGCGGCGCAGGTGTGGCATTAATTCCTGGGCGAGCTGGCGCGGTTCTTTGACGTCGCCGTACACCGTGAGGGCGATGTGCGGCGCGAACTCGAACCGTTGGTCGACCTGCAGCGCCGGTGGCGGCGGCGCGTTGGCGACCGCACTGACGGTGCCGAGCGCTTCGGCAGCGCCGGCGGGCACGACGGGCGCACCCGCTGGTGGCGCGGCCTCGGGCTTCTTGTCGGTCATGGCCCGGTCGGCCAGCGCCGTGCTGGCCTTGCCGCCCAGGTACGAACCGAGCATGCCGCCGAGCAGCCCGCCGACAACGGTGCCGATGGGCCCGGCGATAGCCGTGCCGGCGACGGCGCCGATGGCGCGCCCAGCTGCGCCGCCCGCCAGTTCGCCCGCCAGGCCTGCGCCAATGCCCGCAAAGGCTTTCGCCTTGTCGGCTTTGGTGCCGGGCCTCTCGGCCGCTTCGGCGCTTGCCATGCCGGCCGTGCCGACCAGCGCCAACACGCCGGCGACAGCGCCGACCTTGCCGAGCTTGGGCGCTGCGCCTTTCAGGAAACGGCCGGTGGTGCCCAACACGCCGGGCGCTTTCGCGGCGGCCGGTGCGGCCTTGGCGGCGGCGGCGCCAGCCTCTGCAGCACGACCGACGCCTGCAGCAACGGCAGTCCCGCGCGCGATGTCGGACACACCTTTGCCGATCTTCCAGACGGCGCGCCCGGTCCTGAACGCCAGAATCGACGCGAGCACGCCACCGATGGCGACGGTGGCCTTGGGCGATTCCGCCGCGAGCTTGCCAACGGACGTGCCGGCACTGGCAGCGAGATCCGCGACCGAATCCGTCACAGGTTTGAGCGCGTCGCCGATGCGCCGCATGGCTTCGTCCCATGCCTGACCGACTTCCGCCCATTTCTGTTTGGAGCTGGCGCGGCGGTCTTCCAGGTCTTTCTCGATCTCGCCCGCCGCCTTGGCGCCTTCGTTCTTCAAGCGCTGGTACAGATCGGCGTTCTGCATGTAGGCCGTGAGCGCGGCCTTGACCTGCATGTCGTTGAAGAGGTCGCCCGTCTTCATGGTCTCTTCAAACGCGCGCATCTGCGCGTCGCGCTTGGCGGGGTCCGACTCGCTGTTGAACTGCTTTGCAGCGGCGGCAAGCTGCTTGGCCTTCTCCGGATCGGCCTGCTCGATGTAGGCGCGGGCCAACACGAACGATGCTTCCATCGTGCTCCAGCCCTTGCCGATGGCCTCGCGCATCTTGGCCTGGTAGTCGATACCGGCCTTGGCGTAGTTGCCGGCCGTCTCTGCGCTGCCGATCTTGGAGAACCAGTTTTTGGTGTTGTTGGCGGCTTCGTCTGCGCTGCCGGCGGTTTTCATCTGCACCTGCAGCAGCGCGCCGAGCTGCTCGACAGAGGTGTTGCCGACAATGCCCAGCTTCTGCATGTCGGCCAGCAGCACCGGGAACCAGCGCGCCATGTCGCTCGACTCAAACGAGCCTTCCTTGCCCTGAAACGCAATGGTTTCCAGTGCCTGCGCCATCTTGGCCGGGTCGTTGATCTTGGCGTTCTGCTCGAGCGCCTGGATCATGCGTGCGGTTTCCTTGGGGTCGGCGCCCTGGCTGATGGAGAACTTGCCCACCAGCGGCGCGAACGACAGCGCGCGGTCGAGATCCATGCCGGCCGACACCATCTGGTTGACGGCATCCGCCAGCACGTTGCGGCCGATGCCGCTTTCCCGCGCGGAAGCGGCAATGCCGCCGCTCATCTCTCGCTCTTTGTCGGTGCGGGCGGCGCCGGCCTTGATGGCGATGTCGCGGATGATGGCCTCGTAGCCGGCAGAGATGGCGGTCGGTACCGCAGCTGCTGCAACAAACTTGGTGGTGTCGCCGATGGTGTTGCGCAGGCGCTCTCGGCCGTCTGCAAAGGCCTCCGCGCCGCGCGCGCGCAGTTCGAGCCCGCGTGCAGTGCGGCCGAGGCGTTGGTATGAGCGGTCGAGGCGGTCAACCTCGAACCCGGCGTCGCGCAGCGCGCGGGTGTTCTGCTCGATCTTGCGGCGCACCTTGTCGGCGGCGCGATCGCCGGCGGCGTGCAGATCGCGAAACTCGCGCTGCAGGCGCTGGGTTTCGCCGATCGTGTTCTGCCAGACACGCGCCTCGCCGGCGCGCTTCTTGAGGGCATCCAGCTTGGTGCCGACCTCGTTGACGGCACGCCCCAAGGTCGAGCTGACCGCGCCACCGATGAGGATGCCAAGTGCAATGTCTTTCGTTGCCATCCGTGCTCCTGCTATGTGGCGCTGCGTTGCCGCATCAGTCGGTCAACCACCAGACCATGTCGTCGACCGTCATGGCATCAATCTCAGACGGGCTGACGCCCATCGCCAGCAGGCGCTTGGTCAGCAGCTTGACCTCCCGCATCGGCACCCTCGCGGTCGGCCAGCAGCCGAAAGTAGCCGCGCTGCACGCGCTGGTAGTCGACGTAGGTCAGGCCTTCGATGTCGTTCTGGCCGGCGGTGGCCAGCGACGCGAACAGCAGGATCTCGCGCAGCTCTTCATCGCCGCCCGCCTGCTGACCGGCGACGCGCATGTCGCGCACGGTGGGCTGGCGCAGCGTGAGCGCGTCGACCTTGACGCCGTTGACGACGGCGGGAAACTTGAGCTTGATGGTGGTGGTTTGCATCGTGGTGTGTCTCTGGTGGGGCGTTACAGGCCGATGGCGGCGCGCACCTCGGTGAGCTGGTCTACGCCGTCAATGACGCGCTTGCAGCCGAGCACGTCGATCTCGTGCCAGACGCGGCCGTCGATCTCGAGCTTGTAGTAATTGACGCTGACGGAGTACTTGGATTCGGACTTCTCGCCCGGCTTCCATGAACCCGGATCGACCTCGTACAACATGCCGCGCAGGACGAGCACGACGCGTCGCGTCTTGCCATCGGTCGTGCGCAGCGCGCCACGGAAGGTGCCGTTAAAGGCGTTCTGATCGGCCAGACCGAACAGCTTCAGCACGGCAGGCGCCACTGTGACCAGCGAGAACGAGGCCTCCATCGCCTCCATGCCCATGTCCAGCTTGACGGCCGCATCCATGCCGCCTGCGCGGTAGTCCTCGGTCTTGATCTTGAGCTTGGGCGGGGTGACTTCGGTGGCCGTGCCCGCGAGGTTCGTGCCGTCGACGAACAGGTTGAAGTTGTAGAGAGTCTCGGGTACCAACATGCACCTCCGTTATTTGGTGTCGAGCACTTCGGTCAGCCACTCGTTGGTGACCTCGAAGCGGAAGATCGGGTTTTCTGCCGGGATGACGTC